AGACTTTTTTGCTTTTTACTGGAAACGAAATACGACTACACCCCGCAAAACTCGGATTAGGTTCAGCGACATAGTTCACGGAACTAACGGGACTTTAGATGCGGGAGACCCCTCTGTATTTTCTGAGGGTGAGGAAAATGATGATGCTTTTACATGTCCAAACAATGATACCAATAACTCAAAAAATTTCTGCCACGCATATTCGTTATCAAATAACACGCAATTTGGGGTTCACGCAGCGATACCGAATGGCAATGGCTATAGGGTAAATTATGAGACTGTATCAGTTATAGAGGGACTTACATCAGATGAAGCTGATAAAACAGAAAGACAACGAGGATTTGACTTGATGGCGCGTCGGATAAAAATTGTTGGAGATGGTGATAAAAATGTAAACGCAAATGACAAAGACGCTTTACGCAAAGTTAAAACGCAAGGCATGGAAGGAAGAGGGCGTCAATATAGCCCTCGTATGGGCTTAATTGAACTAATAAGAAAATCAGATGATAGCTCAATCACTGTAGACGGTTTAGGCATAGACGACAAACTCTCTGATGTGGTAGAAGTAGAAGAAGGGGATATAGTAAGATTTGTTATTGATCCGTCAAAAATACCCGAAGACAAATATCGCCGTGGATCAAATAAAAGAGGAGAAAGCGTTGACGATATAAACCAAACAGTTGCTTCAGAGCAAATCGCGGCTGACAATGTCATGCAAATTGGCGAACAATTTGCGATTGGAAATACTTTGTGGAAAGTAATAAAAAGAAAATTAACCCGATACGAACCTCCCAAACCAAAAGCCACTGACGATCCAGAAGCCACTGACGATCCAGAAACCAAAAAAGCCGAAAGACAAATAATAACGTTGCGTTGTCTTAGTGTAGATGAGTCACGAAATAAAAAAATTGGTCTTGTTAGTGAAAAGCTTGTAATTAAAGCTGAAGGCAAAGATTTTATTTCTGATAAAGGCGGCATTGGAGCTGGCTTTTTCCCTATCACGCGCGTTTCAACAGGGTTGGTAAGAAACAACAGACCTGCTGTCGTTACTGAAATTGGAATAAAAAGCAGAGTTTTTCAGCGTTTAAATGGTTTATGCGCTTTTAACACCACTCCAAGCTCGAAACAGCTTAATGAGTTTGACGAAGACGAAGTACAAGTACGCTCTGGAACGTACACTGGGCACATCAAAAGAACTTCTGTTTTTCAAGTATTTGTGCGCCAAGCCGGTTTAGATGAAAACGGCAACAGTTTTAATTTTGAAAAAATAGATTATTACTTTGCAGTTACAGGAAGCAAACCCGTTGATCAGTATAACTCTATACGTTTTATTCACCACAAAGCGCCAGTTGAGTTAGAATATAAATTTGTAAGTATTCCCGGCTCTGAATTACGCAGCCTTGCAGATGAACAAGAAGTAATCAGCCTTTCAGGTTCTTTTTCTGATGAAAAAACGAAATTGCTCCCTTTGCTTGCTGACGTTGGGTCCCTTGGAAGATTTACGATTAAGGTTGCTGCAAGAACTATTCAAAAACGCGACATTAGAGTTAACACAGAATTTATTAGAGATCCTGGAACAATACAAGTCAAAAGCTCTGCGACTTCAGGTTTACCCGGAGTAATTTCCAGCAACATTGTGTTGCCGCAGTCTCAAGAAGAAAAAGCAATAGTAGCAACAGCTATTAGAAAAACTGTCAATATATCAAGTATTGATCCGCTTGGTATAGAAGGTTTTCCTGGAAAAAACGGAGCATTCTTCCATGAAATTTTTGGCCGTTGCGATAATAATCCAATTAATGAAGGGGGATTTAAAAGAACAACAACAAGAGAAAGTTTTGGTATAGGTAGATGGGTTATCGTTGAATGGGAAGTACAAAAAGTAAGACTGCCTGATTCGCATTATGCGCGTGTAAATAATGGAGTAACTTTTACATGGAAATTTATTAGTTGTAAAATTTTAAGCAGTTCAGACCAGTTTAATTTTAACAGTGGTCTTAGCATTAAGCGCGGTCTTGGCTCTACAGAAGATGGAGGTAGTACAACAGCTTATACAAACTCAAATCCATTTGTTCGTAATCACCCAAATGGGACGATGACCTTTTCTGGTCAAATTTATATAGTTACAGATATCGACGTAGTAAGAGGGCCTTTAGGTCGAGAACAAGCTTATTATTACGAAATTTTTGGCGATCCCGAGACATTAGACACTGGAGAGTCAAAGACAGTTGCTCGAACTTATACAGCAGGGCTTAAAACTATTAAATTTAAATTAACAGCAACTGTAGAAAAACTAGATGCAAGGAATTTTGCTGGTAAATTTAAAGTCTGGAATCATCCTAATAAAATTAAAGTTGTTGAGATAGGCACGACAACTAACTGGGCAGAGGATGAAGTTTTTAACGATTTTGTCGTAGTTGCTTCTAACAACCCATACAAAACTTCTTTTGATTTAGGCGGTTTTCAATATATTATTTCAGATATAAACACAGAACTCAAAACAATACCAACTGGCGAGTTATTTTTTGAAGATCAAAGCCAGTATTCAGATCTCAGTTTTTACAGAAGTTTAGTGCAAAAATCAAATGAATCTGAGCCTGAACACGCTATTGTTTATGTAAATGAAATTGTTGAAAACGCAGAGGTTCCACAGTATAAAAATTTAACTCTTGCTGGTTTATCGTTAAAAGCAAGTCGTAATTTTACTAGTTTAGATCAACTGCGTTGCTGGCTAGGAAGTGGTTTGCATGTTAAAAGGCTACATCCTAGTTTAGAAGTTTATGATCAAAAAAACTCTGGAGTTAACCGCAAAGAAATTGGCCCAAGTAATTTATTTACTGATTTAGTTTTTTACCTGTTAACCGATCAAACAGGTGGGGCGGGAGCCTTGCTAAAAATAGATAAAAACAATCCAGTTTTGCTAGACAAAGATGGAGCAAAAGAAGAAAATTTAAGCGTTTTTAAAATTGCTTCTCGCTTTTTGCACACACAAAAGTTATTTTTTAATGGGGTGGTTGGCGATAGAACAAATCTTCGCCAGTACATTACCGACACGTCTCCGTACTTTTTGTTGAATTTTGTAATTACAGATGGTAAGTTTTCTTTAAAACCTGCAATACCTGTAATGGAAAAAAGCGGTCAAATTAACATTGGGCCGGTAGAAATAGATCAGTTTTTTACAGCTGGCAACATTTTGGAAGACAGTTATAAGCTTGAGTATTTAAGGAGCGAAGAGCGTAGACCTTTTAAAGCAGTGGTGCGTTATAGGCAAGAATCTAAGAACAAACTACCTGAGGAAAAAACGGTACAAGTCAGTCTGAAAAGACAGCTTCAAAAACACGACATAGACGTATTGCCTCAAGAGCAATTTGACCTAACACAGTTCTGCACTTCAAGAACTCATGCAATTAAAGTTGCAAAATACTTTTTAGGGATTCGCGATTTAGTAACCCATACAATTTCCTTCTCAACAACTTTGCACGGGTTAAACTTACGCGCTGGATCTTATATAAAAGTTATTACAAGTTCTAGCCCTTATTTTAGCGCAAATAATGGAACAGTAAGCTCCACTGGAGTAGTAAATAGCTTGCAAGACATGCCTGACAACCAATATAAAGTGTTTTTCTTTAAAACAAACTCGCAGGACGTTGAAGAAGGAATAATGCAAGTTAGTAATGGAAAAGTGTCCGATACAACTTTTCACGACACAGTTTTCAGTGTTAAAAATGAAAACGTCTCACAAAACGTGTATATTGTAGAGCAGTTGACTTTTTCTCAGGAAGGAACGGTGGACATTGTTGCTTCAGAGCATCCTTGCGATGATGATGGGAGTAGCAAGCTTGCAAAACTAATTGCAAGTGAAGATTCTGTGATTATTGAATCAACCTAATGGCTTTTCCAATTCTCAAGCCTTCTGGCCGTACTTTTGAGCCTGGAGGCTATCCAGTCAAAACGTTTAAGTCGCAAAGCGGGGCTGAAACTCGAATTTTGTATGGCAGTCAGCGAACTGAGGTCAAGCTCAGCTTGTCCTATGCCAACATTGGCGATCCAAACGCTGAGCTATTTCTTGATCATTACGATGAAATGCAAGGCACGTTTAAAACCTTTAGTTTGCCTGGTCAGGCTTTAGGAGGCTGGAGCGGCAATAAGGATGCTTTGAGGCCGTCTAAAATTGAAATTCCAACCGTTACCTACCGAGTAGAGGTGGTTAGCACTAGTGGGGGCAACAAATACCGTTTTGATGGAGGTACTTCTGACGCAGAAACTTTGGAGTTGACTGAAGGTACAGTGTATTTATTTAGTCAGCAGCACAATTCCAACGCAGGCCACCCCTTGCGGTTTTCTGAGGACAGCGATGGAACGCACGGGGGTGGAACGGAGTACACCACAGGCGTAACGACATTTGGGACGCCTGGGCAGGATGGTTCATATACAAGAATTTTGGTAGCAAAAGACGCTCCAACGCTGTATTACTACTGCAGTGTTCACTCTGGGATGGGAGGCCAAGCCAATACGCCTGCTGCAACAACAACCGCTGTCAATTCTGGCAACACGGCTGAATACAGATATGAAGGTCCGCCACAGGTTGTTCAGGTGCGACCTGGGGTGAGCACTGTTACAGTGAATCTGATTGGCGTAACCACTGATCAAGCGAGGAATGCTTCCTGATGTCAAAGGTCTACTCCGGCAGAGATGGGGCATTGCAAGTCGGTGGAACGACTCTTGCCAAGGTCGTTAATTTTCAGCTGTCTGCAAATTTAGAAACACTTGAAACAACATCATTAAACGAGCATATTCGTGTTTATGTGCCTGGCGTAGTGGGTTATAGCGGCAGCGCGACGTTGCTGTATTACAAAGAAGATAACGGTACTTTTAACACCGCAAACATCCTTAACAGTCTTTATAAGACCGGCCCTGATGGCGTTAGCAGCAGCGATATTGTTGAGTTAACTTTTCGCTGGGTTGATGGAGGGGACAATAAAGACATTGTATTAGACGCATATATCACCAGTGCATCCATTGGCGCGGCAACAGGCGATATTGTCCGAGCCGAGATCGCGTTCCAAGGGACCGGTACATTGAAATCCGTAACCATAAATACTCCCTCATGACAGTATATCTTGGAACTCACGGCGAAATTGAGTTAAAGCGTGTCTTTAATGGCAGCAAGTTGCAAGCAAGCATCAATGCTGCAGCAAACAATGCTGGTGACGTAAATGCAACTGAAAAGCGATTTGGTTTTGATTTTAAGCACGGTGAGTCTTTGTCAGATGATTTAAAACACGGCTTGCTTTTAACAGGTGATCAAATTGAAATTACGACCACTGATAACACTGCCCTTGATTTTATTGACAGCTATACAGATTCAAGCGTTAAAAAATTTATTCACGTTGATGAGCTAGACGGCATCAGGCTTTACAACAGTTTTGCCCATGCGGTCAGTGGCGGCAAAGCAAACGCAATTGCTCTTGCATGTTCAGGCAGCCTGAGAAACGTTGAAATAGTTGTTGAATCTGCTGCGCCGCGTCTTTTAGCTCAAGTCAACAGTTTTGAGATAAATACCGAGCGTGAAACAGTAGACACAACAGTGTTGTCTGATGAATTTCGTTCCAGAGTCAATACGTTAATTTCTGGTTCTGGTCGCATCAGTGCGTTTTGGGAGTACACAGGTGACACGGCTAATGAGTTGCCGATGTATTTATATGAGTTAGCGCATCGCACCAAGGTTGGTAGCAATTTTGTCGGGCGTTTTTACATCAAAAAAGTTGGATATAACCCGAGCGGTGTAGCGGAACGAAATAATGATGAGATTTGGTGGAACGTGGAAGGTATAATTACAGCGGCAGCCATTCAATTTTCACCTGACAGCACGGTGCAAATTACAGCTGATTTTGTTACGACTGGCGAAATACAGCTAAGAATGACGCTGGAAGCGCCAGGCGCTGTTTTGCAAGAGGACTCTGGTGACATACGCTTGGATCAAGACAGCGGCGCTAAACTGCTGTTACAGCAGGATTTTTAACCCGGAGCTAGCCGCCCATGGCTGATCTAAAAATTAGTGAGCTTAATGCGCTAACTGGCTCAGCCCTAGCGACTGGTGATTTGGTTGCTGTCGTCGATAGCAGTGCCAGTGAAACCAAAAAGCTAACTGTCGGTGACTTGATTGCCAATGGCGTCACAGTCATTAGTGACGCAACGATCCCTGGCGCAAAAATTTTATTTGCTGATGGCGGCATCGCTACAGCAAAAATTGCTGATTCAGCAGTTTCCACAGCGAAGGTCGCTGATGACGCAATCACGGCTGCAAAGCTCGGCAATGAATCAACCGTTGATCTAGTTACAACGCTGCCTGCCTCTGGTGTTTTCACAGGGCAGCTAGCTGTCGATACGGACGATAATTCTCTGTATTGCTGGAACGGTAGTGCATGGTTAAGTCTTAAATCTCCTGGTTCAATCAACAGTGTTGCTGGTAGCACTGTTGGCGTTGTTGACATTACTGTTACTACAACAAGTGGAGTCGCAACAATTGCAGCAGTCATAAACGATACGTCTGCATCAAACCAGTTTTTAGCTGGTCCTACTAGCGGTGGTGGTGCAGTTGGATATCGAACGATCGACGGCAGCGACATCCCTGTTGCAACTAGCAGCGCCAAAGGCGGTGTTGTTGTTAATGGTGAAGGACTCCGCATGGATTCCAACACCATTGAGGTTGATAACGACGTAACGGCCAGCACTACGCACCATGTCGTCACCTACAACGCCAAAGGTCTGATTACTGGTGGTCGTGCATTAACTTCTGCCGATTTGCCTGCTGCAACCAGCTCAGCCAAAGGTGCTGTTATCCCTGGCGCGGGACTTTCAGTTGATGGTAGTGGAAATATAGGTATTACCAATACGGTAACGCCTGGCACCTATACAAAGGTGACTGTTACGGCGCAGGGTGTTGTTTCTACTGGCGACAGTTTAGCTGCTTCTGATGTTCCAAATCTTGCTGCATCGCAGATTACAAGTGGTACGTTACCAGCAGCCAGAATCGCGTCTGATGCGATTACAGCAGACAAGCTAGCCGATCAATCAACTGTCAAGTTTGGCGGTGCTGGTGCAACTGATAACATTGTTACCTTCCCTGATGGTGACTTTAAGGGTCAGTTCTTTTTTGACGAGTCAACTGACGGCGATCTTTATATTTTTACAGGCCAATCTTTTCAGCCAATTACAGTTATCAGCGGCAACCTTGTAAACGCTGGAACGTACAACGCTAATACCAATCAGCTGACCAGTGTAACGACACAAGGCTCTGCCGCTGGGTTTACAGCTGGAGCGGCATTACCGGCACCGGCTAGTACCAACCTTAATTTCTACGTTGTTGTTGACACTTCAGGCACAGGTTCAGGTAATGCACCTGCTGTTGCATTAGCACCCCCCGATATGCTCGTAAGTTTGGGCACAGGGTCAACATTTTCGTTGATTGATGTTTCCAATGCAATCGCTGGGCAAACTGCTGCAAACATTTCAGTTGTTCCGGTTGGTGGTATTGCAGCGACCAATGTCCAGTCTGCAATTCAAGAGTTAGACACCGAAAAAATTGGTGCTGCTAGCCCAACATTTACTGGAACTGTATTGCTGGGTCAGAACGCTGTATTAGCATTTGAGGGTTCATCAGATGATGGAAACGAAACAACAATTACGGTTACCAACCCTACTGCTGACAGGTCAATTGTTTTCCCTGATGTCAGCGGAAACGTTGTAACGACTGGCGATACTGGAACGGTTACTAGCACAATGATTGCGAACGCAACGATTGCGGACGCAGACATTAGTTCAACCGCAGAGATTGCAGTTAGCAAGCTCGCAAACGGTACTGCGCGTCAATTACTGCAGACTGATTCTGGTGGCAGTGGCGTTGAATTTACTAGCAACGTTGATGTTCCTGGAACGTTAGACGTTACGGGTGTTGCAACGTTTGATAGCACTTCAACGTTTGCAGGTGTTGCGACGTTTAACTCCAACATCGTGATGGAGGGCACGTCTGCTGATGACCATGAACTGACGCTGACTTGCAACCCTACTTCTGATGTAACCGTCACCTTGCCTGACGCAACAACCACTGTTGCTGGTCTTGCTGTTGCTCAAAGTTTCACAAAAGCACAGCGAGGTACGCCTGTTGCTTTGACCGATGCCTCAAGTGTGGCTGTGGACCTAAGTCTCGGAAATAATTTTACGTTGACTTTGGCAGGCAATAGAACGCTTGCCGCTCCAAGCAATGTAACTGCTGGTCAGTCTGGTGTGATTGTGGTTACGCAAGACGGTACAGGTTCTAGAACACTGGCGTATAACTCTGCGTACAAGTTTGCTGGTGGAACGGCACCGACATTAACGACAACAGCTAGTGCAGTTGATGTTCTTGCCTACTATGTAGAAAGTTCCAGCCGTATTACGGTCACTTCGCTGCTGAACGTGTCATGAGTATTCCTGGAAGTGCAAGCCCGCTGTTTATTGGAGCGGCGGCTGGTGCTGCAGCGGCGCATCAAATAGACCGCAGCTTGCGATTTGACTCAGGCTCATCTAGTTATCTATCCAGAACCCCAAGTTCTGCAGGCAATCGCAAGACGTGGACTTGGAGTGGCTGGGTAAAACGTAGCAAGATTTCAGAATCACCGGAGGCGATAATCTTTGGCGCGGGAACTAGCGGTTATGACAACCTAGGTTCACTATCTATTGAAGCAGATGATCAATTAAGAGCAATGTCATATAGTGGTGGTTATGTATGGCAAAAAATATCTACAGCTGTATTTAGGGATCCAAGTGCTTGGTATCATATTGTTTATTCAGTAGATACAACAAATTCAACTGCTGAAGACAGAGTTAGGTTGTATGTAAACGGAGTCAGGCTTACCGAGTTTACTACTAATACAAATCCTTCACAAAATGCAGATGCTGCACACATAAATTCAACTAGCACTCATTACATTAACAAGTACATCCAATTAAATACATATGGCAGCCCATATTTAGCCGAAGTACATTTTATCGACGGTCAAGCACTTAATCCGACTGACTTTGGTGAAACAAACAGCGACGGCGTTTGGGTGCCTATTGAATTTGCTGGCTCTTATACGTCAACTTCAACATCTACAACATTAAGCCAAACAGGCTGGACGGTATCATCTCCAACCTCAGAAAATAACATCTGGGACGGAAACACAAGCACGACATCTAATGGACACAATGGTGGAATAATTGGTACTGTAAGCTTCTCGCCGCCGCTGACTAATGTTACTAAAGTTGAAGTTTATCAACAAAATTACCACCATTATTTAAATGGAAGCCAAGTCACTACCGCCCAAAGCGGCACCGAATGGCATACTCTTTATGACAACAGCAGCAGCCCTATTACGCTTAATTCAGTAGGTAATTCATACACTAATAATACGCAAACGGTCGATATTATGGCTATACGTATTAACGGTAGCGTCGTTAATTCAAAGACCTGGACTCCACCAAGCGGTGTTGGGGTGCAAGCAGAGGGTTTAAATAGTTTTTATCTTAAATTTGCAGATAATTCATCAAACGCTGCGCTTGGAACGGACAGCAGCGGTAACAGTAATACTTGGACCGTTAACAACCTTTCTGTTGCATCAGGATCTGGCAATGACAGCCTGATCGATACGCCGACGAATTACGCGGCAGCTTCTAACAACAATGGCGGGAATTATGCGACGTTAAATCCTCTGCAAGCAGGAAGCCAATGCACCTTGTCAAACGGAAATCTTGACCTTGTATGGTCTGGGTCTTCGGGTCATGCGGCAGGTTCAACCATTGCTGTCTCGTCGGGCAAATGGTACATGGAATTTACCGTTGGCTCAAAACGAGGTTTAATTGGAATAATTCCAAGCACTTATACGAGCCAACTAAACAATTGGCCCGGCAATAGCGCCTACGGTTCTGACAGCTATGGCTACTACGGCATCGGCGGTAATTTATACAACAACAGCACCAATAGCGCATATGGAGCCGGTTGGACAACTAATGATGTTATTGGAGTTGCCTTGGATCTTGACGCAGGCAATCTAGTTTTTTACAAAAACGGTTCTAGCCAAGGGACTGCCGCAACTGGGTTGTCTGGCTCTTACATTTTTGCTATTGGTTTTTCTGATTACAGCAGCGGAGGCGACCCTGGCAGCGTCAACTTCGGCCAACGCCCATTTGCGTACACGCCACCAACAGGTCATGTGAGTCTCTGTACGCAGAATCTTCCCGACTCAACGATTGCCGATGGTTCGACGGCGTTTGATGTTGCCTTGTGGACTGGTAATGGCAGTACGCAGACAATCTCAGGTTTATCTCTAAGTCCTGATTTTATTTGGCACAAAATTCGGTCAATTTCTGGCGGTTCTCAACTGTATGACATTGTGCGTGGAACCTCTAAAAGGCTTCGTTCGGACAATAGTGATACTGAAAGCACATTAAATGGAGTCACTTCATTTAATTCTGACGGTTGGACTATGAGTGCGGGTAACAATAACAATGAAAGTTATGTTAGCTGGGTTTGGGATGCTGGAACGTCAACAGCTAGCAACACTGATGGCAGCATTACAACTAATGTCCGAGCCAATGCGTCTGCTGGGTTTTCAATTATTAGTTACCAGGGAAATGGTACAACTGGGGCAACGATCGGGCACGGGTTGAATAGTGCGCCTGAATGGCTGGTGTTTAAAAATAGAGATGACGGTTTAAATTGGTACGTTTATCACAAAGCCGCTGGTCACACTAATTACCTAACTTTAGACCGAGATCATGGTGCCATAGCAAATAATTTTTTAAATAACACTGCGCCAACAAACTCTGTAATTACTTTAAGTAATACTGCTGAAGTTAATGCTAATAACCAAGACATAATTTGCTACGCTTGGACCTCTGTGACTGGGTACTCATCCTTCGGCAGTTATACAGGAAATGGATCTGCGGATGGTCCGTTTGTATATACCGGGTTTAGGCCAAAATTTATTTTACGGAAACAGACAAACACTACTAACCACTGGCACATAGTCGATACTGAGAGAGATCCCGAAAACGTTACTGACTCTTGGTTGTTCCCTAATCTTGCTGATGCTGAGGGCTCTGGCGACAGTGATAGAAATACTGACATCTTGTCTAATGGATTCAAGATTCGATCTGCTTATTCATATCACAATACGAATGGAGGTACTTACCTATATCTAGCATTTGCGAGTCACCCATTTAAAACCGCAAGAGCGAGATGATCGCTTAGCCGGTAATCTTTAACCATCGCCTTAGATCCATGCCCTATTCGCTGAATGGCAAGACGCTGCAGCTTGATGTTCCTTGGGAGCACAATGGCGTTCAATATCCTGCCAACTGGTTACGTCTAAGCACATCACAAGATCGCGCTGAACTTGGGATTACCTGGGTCGATGACAGCCCTACTTGGAATCAGAAGTGGTATTGGGGTTATGACTCTGACGGCAACCTGATCCCGAAGACCTACACCGACTTGAAGGCGCAGTGGATTGCTCAGACTAAAGACACTGCTTACAAGCTGTTGCAACCGTCTGATTACCTGTGGCCCAAACTGCAAGAAGCAAACAGCAGCTTCTCAGCAGCTAAGACCGCATACACTGCTTCGCCCTGGAGCGTTTGGCGTTCCACCATCAGGACTGAATGTGCTGCGATGGTGACTGCGATCGAAGCCACTGCTGACGTTGGTGACACATCACCTCATGCCGACTTTGGCAGAGTGCAAGCGTTGCAGGAATACATCGAAGGCAGCAGCTATAACGTATGGACTGCTGATCCTGATAATGCAGAGACCTGATCCAATGATTCCTTGCAAGCCTGGTGCGGAAGATGTCGAATCGATGTTTAACCGCACCACATGGCTAGAG